TGGCTTATCGTAGTTCCAGATGGTGGTCTGCTTGCGGTCGGAATACCACGGGTGCTTGCCGTTTTGCAAAAAGCCGTAGAGCACAGGCTCATGTTGCCATTGATAATCGGAGCGACCGAGCACGAGACTGTTCTTTACCCAGATACACACACCGGCGAGGTGAAAGCCTGCATCAATGAATGCCTTTCGGAACGTGAGCCCTTCGGTATCCGCATGGAAGCAGTAAGCGGCTCCGCCTTTTTCGAGGTGGTCAGACATGTTCTTAAAAGCTGCCAGCAGGAACTTGTAAAATTCTTCGCCCTTGAGAGAGTCGTTCTGGATCGTAAGGCCGTCCGAGGCTTTGAAAGATACGCCGTAGGGCGGATCGGTCAGGACGAGGTTTGCTTTCTTGCCGTCCATGAGCTTTTCCACATCTTCCGGCGAGGTGGCGTCGCCACACATAACACGATGCCTGCCGACTGTCCAGATGTCGCCGGGCTCCACGAAAGAAGCCTTCTCAAGGGCAGCGGTGAGGTCAAAGTCGTCATCGGCGATGTCCTTTTCATTCCCAGTGCCGAGCAGCTTATCCAGTTCACCGGCATCAAAGCCGAGGAGAGATAGGTCAAAGGACTGATCCTGTAGGTCAGATAATTCGACCGACAGCATTTCCTCATCCCAGCCTGCGTTGAGCGCCAGCTGATTGTCCGCAAGGATATACGCACGCTTTTGTGCTTCCGTCAGGTTCTCGGCAAAGACGCAGGGCACGGTTTCATATCCTTCCTCGCGGGCAGCCGTAATGCGACCGTGGCCGACGAGGATGTTATAATCTGCGTCAATGACCGCAGGACTCACAAAGCCGAACTCCCTGAGAGAAGCGCGGAGCTGTGCGATCTGTTCTTTGCTATGTGTCCGGGCATTCCGGCCATAGGGCACCAGCTTATCAATAGGTACCTGTTCCAATTTCTGTGTGTTCATTTACATATTCCTCCTGCTTCGAAGCAGCTGCTCCATCACGCTGTCCTGCGGGCTGCCCTCAAAGGGCTCGGTGCAGTTTTGCTTCACAATGTCGTAAATCTCATACCAGAGCAGGTTGGCCTGCTTCTGAAAGTTCATCAAAAGCTGTGTGAAAGGACTCGCAATCGCAGCGCCGGTGGTAGGGTGCTTTCCGAGCATTCCGTATTTGCTGACCGCTTCGGAACACTGGATATACCGGGCAAAGGCCTCAGAGTAGCTTTCGAGCAGGCGCTTGTTTACCAGCCTCTCGCAGCCACGTTCCTTGAGCCACAGCCATGTTTCCTTATAGATTTCATCTGCGCCGAGGGGCTTGCCGTCCTTCTGCAGAGCAGAGAGGTAATCGTCCGGACTTGGCATATCCATGCCTTCCAGCTCTACACCGTCACCGATGTCGTCAACATCGAAGTCGGTCATGTCTTCGGTGAAGTCCGGCAGCTCCATACGCTTTGCAGGTGCGCCTTTCATTATTTTGTCGGCGAGGGCGTCCGGCTTGGAGCCAGCTTTGACACGCCGCCCGCCGCGATAGGTTCCGTCTTTTGCCATGTCGATCACTTCCATTTCTGTGGTGCAGGGTTTAATACCCTGTTTGAATTGCAATTTTTGCGTAAAAGACCCCGCGCCGTTTTCCGGGGAAAAGGGTCGTAGAGATTTTGACCGCCCTACCGGTCGCCGCGCTCGTGGTGAATCTTCTCGTGACACGAACGACAAAGACTCATAAGGTTGGACTCGTCATTCGATCCTCCCTCAGCAAGCGGCACGATGTGGTGGACTTCCTCGACCGCGACGTAACGTCCTTCCTTTAAGCACTGCTCACAAAGCGGGTGCTTATGAACGTAGCGGTCACGGATTCGTTTCCATGCTCTGCCGTAGCGTTTGCCGGGAGAGTAGCCACGCTGGAACTTCTCGTAGTGCTGTTCCATGACCTTGGCGTGCTCCTCACAATAAACACCGTCCGTTAGGTGTGGGCAGCCGGGATAGCGGCACGGTCGTTGTGGTTTTCTTGGCATAAGCCGTGCCTCCTTTCAGGGCATAAAGAAAGCCCTGCAGGGTGTTCCCGCAAGGCTTGTGTGCTGCGCGTGCAGCTGTTTCTTTATTCTTTTCGCTGATTATATACTATCATAAAGGGCGGGTGGACATCTTAGGACAAAGCAGGACATTTCGGGCGCATTTCAAATGATAATTGGATCATCCGGAAGCGTCACATGAAGGAGCGCCTTGCCGTGCCAGCGACGAATGGTGCGGGCATCTGCACAGAGCTCCATCCCGATCTGCTCCCATGTATAGTTATGGATGTAGCGGTACTTGAGTACCATGCGCTCGTCAGTATCAGGGACTGCCTCAATGACCTCCCGTATCTGTTTCTTAAGGTCTGATAGCATTTCCAGCTCACCGGCGATTTTCTTTTCCAGTGTCCACAGCTTCTCAAGCGTCCGGACAAATGGTGCTTCGGTATTACGCGATGTCTGCACGCGGTCTTTATCATATTGGATAGCCGACACGCTGCCTGCCATCTCACGCAGGTTTTGTGCTTCCATCGTGTCGGACTTGATTCTCTGATCAAGGCGGTAGGCCTGATGGAGATATTCTTTTACTGTCATAAGGACTTCGCCTCCTCTCGTAGTTTTTGTATGAGATACTCGCCGTCCACACTCGTTAAGGCCTTGTACCAGCCGGAGCGGAAGAACCGTTCACACTCCATTGCGTCTGACATGGCGGTTTGATTACCGGGCTTCTTTTTCAGGCGCTTCAGGGCATCCCGGTAATCCTTCACTGCCTGCAGCACGATAGCGTTGGCGAGATTTTCATAAGGATCGGTCATCACACCACCTCAAGGTCAGCCTTGACCGCGTCAATTAGTGCGGTCTGCGTCATTTCTTTCTTGGATAGCACCTTTACGATCCTTTCGTCGATGGTGCCCTTGGTGATAATGTGCTGGATCACCACAGTGCCGGATTCTTGACCTTGCCGCCAGAGACGGGCGTTGGTCTGTTGATATAATTCCAGCGACCATGTAAGACCGAACCATACAAGGGTGGAGCCTCCGGCCTGAAGGTTCAAACCGTGACCGGCAGAGGCCGGATGGATGACTGCTACAGGAATCTTTCCCGCATTCCAGTCAGCAATATCGCAGCTGGTCTTGATCTCCCGAACATTGAAGCGGTTCTTGATGCGGCTAAGGTCATGCCGGAACCAGTAGGCCACAAGAAGCGGTTTTTCATTGGCGGCCTCGATAATATCCTCCAAAGCGTCCAGCTTCCTATCGTGGAACTCGATGACCTCACCGGTATCGGCATATATGGCACCATTTGCGAGCTGTGAGAGCTTGCCTGTAAGCGATGCGGCATTGGCAGCAGTCACCTCACCATCAGGGAGCTGCAATATGAGCTCCTGTTTCAAATCTTCATAACGGCTGCACTCAGAGTCAGAAAGCTGCACTTCATATTCTGTTGAAACCAGCTCCGGCATCTTCAGATGGTCGGTAGATTTCATGGAAATCGTGATATCCGAGATCCTCCGATAGATGGCGTCCTCCGCATAGGGCAGTGGCTTGTAGGAGTAGATGATCTCGCCGTTTCTCTTGTCCGGCATGAAGTAATTTGTCCGGTACTGCGTGATAAAGCGTCCGAGGCGCTCGCCCATATCCAGCACTTTAAACTCTGCCCACAGATCCATGAGACCATTTGATGAAGGAGTGCCTGTGAGCCCGATAATGCGATGGAGCTTCGGTCTAACCTTCATCAGAGACTTGAAGCGCTTGGATTTGTGATTTTTGAAGGATGACAGCTCATCGATGATCACCATATCGAAGTCAAAAGGGAAGCCGGACTCGTCAATGAGCCACTGCAGGTTTTCACGGTTAATGATCGTGACGTCTGCTTGCTGCATGAGGGCGGCTTTTCGCTCCTTCGGTGTCCCGACTGCGACCGCATAGGTTAGACCGGCAAGGTGCTCCCATTTTTTAATTTCCTCTGGCCATGTATCGCGGGCGACTCTTAAGGGAGCCACCACTAAAACACGATGCACTTCGAAGCTGTCAAACAACAGGTTATATACTGCTGTCAGGCTGATGATCGTCTTGCCAAGTCCCATATCTAAAAGGACTGCGGCCACAGGGTGCTTTTCAATATAGCGGATGGCATAGTCCTGATAATCATGTGGATTGAAGTTCATCGATCATCCCTCCAATCTGCTTCGGATCGTCAATGACATATACCCGGTAGCCAAGCTCCCGCAGCAGCCTGTGGCGTGAGAGCTGGAGAGGGCGTGGCTTTTTGCCGGGTGCTTTCAGCTCCGCGAAACCGATATGGCCGTCAGGGAGTAAGATCAGGCGGTCGGGCATTCCTGCGAAAGAGGGACACACCAGCTTAAGTGCAATGCCGCCGTTCTTTTTCACCGCCATAGTTAACTTGTTTTCTATCTGTTTTTCTATCATTGCAAACCTCCGTCAGGCGTTAATTTCAGGGGATGTGCAAGGTGTATCAATGGTATTTACCAAACTTTTTCTTAGAGCTATTTTTTTAGGCCTAAGAGAGTTTTTATATAAGACCTTGATACACCTTGTCATAGTCCCGGATTACTGCAGAAAATCTTCCTCTGCGCCGTTATCATCATGAATCTTTA